TGGTGCATTTGCGTTCATTTCAACGATTATAGGTACACTATATGGCGGTTTTCTTATGTACCAGAAGGTTGAGTCATTAGCAGCCTTAGATTTAGGCGACATAAGTGCTGCAATGCAAAAGACTTCTACTGAAGTATTAAGAATTGAAGAACATGCTAATTTAATAAAGATAGAACTTAAAAAAGACATGACTGATTTAAGAAACTCGCAATGGAATTTAGAGTCAAAAGTTGATACCAAATTGCAATCAGTAGATACCAAACTGACCAACTACGATACAAAGTTAGATCGTTTTGAAATTAAAGTAGAAAAAACAAAGACCGACATGGAAAAACGCATACAAGAGTCATTGGATAACCCACTAGCAAACTAAGGAATTATGGAAGAGAATATTAATAGGATGCAATTACAACTTGACAAACACTCTGGACAAATAGCAAAGCTGTTTAGCAAGATTGATGACACTAATTTATGCATACAGAAAATAAACACTTCTTTGATGCAAATTAAGTGGGGAGTCTATGGAGCTTTGGGTTGGTATTTTATTACACAAGTAGGAATTATTGAAGCAATGGGATTAGCACTATGATAGGTTTATTAACATCTGTAGCACCTATAGCATTAGGGTTTTTTGCTAAGTTATTTGCTATGAAACAACACGCTAATGCTGAACAACAAAAGTTAATGATTCAAGCAATGAACGCTCAAAATCAATCTATTAATATGGCAAGAGATATGGCTGCAAAAGAAAGTCCATTTGCTGCTATGAATAGAAGAATTATTATTTTAGTTATACTAGGAATTTTAGTAACTATTCAGTTTGCACCTTTGTTTGGATTAGATACTGTTATACCTACAGTAACGGAAGGCTTTTCAATTTTGGGCATGCAATTTACTCCTGACACAACAACTTATGAAGTTGTATCTGGAATGGTCAAGCATGGCGAGGCGTATGCTTTCGCAGAAATGATAATCAGCTTTTTCTTCGGATCGCAACTTGCTAAAAAATAAGGAAAAACAATGACTTATAGAGAACTAATTAACGAAGTATTAATAAGACTAAGAGAAGATACAATTCTTACTGATTGGTCAGGTAATATTAATGACAGCACTACGGTATCAGAATACCAAAAAGTAGTAGGTGCTATGATCAATGATTCTAAGCGTACTGTAGAAAATTTTCACGATTGGTTAGTGCTTAGAGAAACCGTTAATATATCTACTGTAAGTGGTACTAAAAACTACGCTTTATCGTCTGGTCAAGAGTTTAAGATTGTAGACTCAATTAATAACACTACAGGCACTCAATTAGTCCAGGTAAGCCGAAGCTACCTTAACAGACAAAAGTACCCCACAGACCCAACTGGTGAGCCTCTATATTACGGTTTTAATGGTGCAGATGCCTCTAACAATTTAAAGATAGATTTGTCACCCATTCCAGATGCTTCTGAAACTATATCGTTTGATATTATCAAAGCGCAAGATGAATTAAAAACATCAACTACAGTTATTAAAGTTCCAGAAAAACCAGTTGTTCTTGGAGCATGGGCAAGAGCTATTTCAGAGCGTGGTGAAGATGGTGGTACGCAAACTACTATTGTTGCTGAAGAAGCAATGCAAGCACTTAAACAAGCCATTATGACCGATAGTGGTAATACTCAATATGAAACTGATTGGTATGTTGATGCTAACTATAGCGATAATCGATAATGTCTAAGCAATTATCTTATCAACCTTTAACTAATGTAGGGCTGAATGGTCTTAACACGCAGAGCAACCCTGCTACTTTAGATACTTCATTTTTAACAAAAGCTGAAAATGTTGTAATTAGAGAGTCTGGTCGAATTGCATTTAGAAAAGGTTTGAAGCAAAAAATTGCTCCAAGCGGAGTCGCAATTGGCTCTTTAATAGAACATAACGATCAAGGTACAAACAAGATATTTGCAAGTCATGGAACTTCTATATACACAGTAGACTTTACTGATACCGATGCTGCCTTTCCGAGTAGTGGTGCTAATGTAAAAAGAACCGTTGCTAACTCAACTGGCGATTGGCAATTTATTAACTTTAATAGAAGATTACATTGCCTTCACGAAAATATAATTCCTCAAAGATATGATGGTGCTTTGGATTCTGGAGAGCGTTGGTCAGCTCACTACAATACTACTGCTTTAAATGGTGCTATTAACGATTCTGTCACAACTATGACAGTAGATAGTACCGTTGGTTTTCCACCAGAAGGCAAAGTAATTATTGAAAGTGAAGTAATATCCTACACAGGAATTACAGCCACTACATTTACAGGATTAACACGAAGCGCAACAAGTGCTGCTGCTGCCTCTCACGCTGACAATTTAGCTGTTGCGACTTATTCTGATCCTGCTACTGTCTCTAATGGTGAGTTTAAACCTAGTTGCGGAACTGGTTTTTATGGTCGGCTTTGGGTAGGCGGAGTTGCAGAGCAAAAAGATGTATTGTTTTATTCTAATTTATTAGATGGTGATGATTGGGTTGGTGGTGGTTACATTGATTTAAAAAGTGTTTGGGGTACAGATGACATTATAGCTATAGAGCCTTTTTTTGGTAAATTAGTTATATTTGGTGTTAACAATATTGCTATCTACAACAGTCCACAAATTATTGGAGATATGGCACTTGATGAAGTCATTCAAGGTGTTGGTTGTGTTAGTAGAGATACAGTTCAGCACATTGGTGAAGATTTAGTTTTCTTATCAAGTACAGGATTACGATCATTAGGTCGTACAACTGAAAAAGACAAACTTCCATTGCAAGATTATTCAGTAAACATTAAAGACACTTTAATTAGAAACATAGGTCAAAACAATAACATTAAAAGCGTTTATGTTGAAAACGAAGGTATATATATACTGTCTTTTGTAAACTCAAACATAACTTATGTTTTTGATTTTAAACACTTTACGCCAAACAACGCACCAAGAGTAACAACTTGGACATTTAATAACGATAGAGAGCCAGCTAGTATGGCTTATACAGTTTTATATGGTTTATTAGTTGGGCAAAAAGATGGTGGTATTGCAGGTTACGAAGGCTATTACGATAGTGATTTAGCAGCCAATGGAACAACTGTAACAGATGAGCCTTATACAAGTAGTATAGCAACAACTTGGATTAACTTAGGTCAGTCAGTATCAGCCTCTTTACTGAAACGATTGTTTATGGTTCTTGAAGGTGGTTCTGGTGCTAATTTAGGTTTAAAGTGGTATAAAGACTTTAGTCCAACACCAAGCAGTACAACTCAGATTACTTTAAATCCAGTAACAACAGGTAATACTTCATTATGGGGAGCTTCAAGTTCTTTGTATGGATTAACTTCAGCTACGCATACTCATGTTGCAGCTACGCATCCTAATAACTCTACATATAAACCTGTATTTGGATTGCAAGAATATAAAACTCCGTTAACAGGTTCGGCTAAAAACCTAAAACTAGAGATAGACATAACATCTAATGGATTTGATGCCTCTCTTCAAGATTTAACACTACTTCATAAACAAGGGAAAATACGATGAGTAATTATACTATTGCAGTTGCCTGGTCTGGTAAGGATGCTCTTGCTGACTCTGATGCAAACAAAGTAATATCTGGAGCAGATTTCAATACTGAGTTCTCCGCAGTACGAACAGCAATAAATACTAAAGCTGATATTAATGGTGATGCTTCTGAAGCCTTTAGTTCAGTAACCGCAAATGCTGGAACAAATACTACGCAGGTAGCTACTACTGCTTTTGTTACAACAGCATCTACAGTTGCAGCATCTTCTAATGGTTATGGTACTAGAACAGTAGGTACAGGTAATGCTACTGGCGGTTCTAATGGCGACATACACCTTAAAGTAGCAAGCTAATGAGTCTAAGTGTAAAAGATGGTGGTACATTTAAAGAAGCTATTAAGATGGAAGTTAAAGATGGTGGTGCTTGGAAAGAAGTATTAACAGGAAGCGTTAATGTGAGTGGTACTTGGAAACCTTTTTATACTCGCAAGTTTACTTATACAATTTCAAGTGATGCCAGTAAAGTAGATTTAGATACTGTTCTTTCTGCTGACAATAAACTGGGCGATGTTGATGTCATTATTAACGCTAATATTTATGTAACTTCTGACAATACATCTACCCCTGCTTTATTAACTGGTTCTGGTGTTGCTGGCGTTTTAACTATTATTAATAATGGTTATATTATTGGTGCTGGTGGTGCTGGAGGAAATGGCGGTGGAAGTGCTGCAAATGGCTCGGCTGGTGGTGCTGGTGGTGTAGGTTTGAAACTAGAAAAAGCTATTACTTTAGACAATAATGGCACTATTCACGGTGGCGGAGGTGGCGGAGGTGGCGGAGGTGGCTCTACTGATGACCAATCTTTATCTGACCGAGACCATGCTGGTGGCGGTGGCGGTGGTGGAGGACAATCCTATGGTGCTGCTGGCTCAAGAAATGCAGAATGTAGTGGTTCTGGTTGTATAAGACAATCTGCTAATGGTGGAGCAGGCTCAAAAACTGGAGCAGGTGGAGGCGGTATAGGTGCAATTGCTGGAGGTAGTAGAGGAACAACTACTGCTGGAGCAGGTGGCGCAGGTGGTGCTTCAAATGCAAATGGTTCTTCTGGTCAAAACGGACAAGCAGGAGATGGAA